CCGCCCACGAAGCCCCCATGGTCCTTAATGTTGTCCCGCTGGGTCTTGGGCATGGCTGCGTATTCAGACGCAGTTTCCGGTGTGCGAATGGTCGTGGAAAGCCTCTCGCAGAGCTGGTCTGGCGTAAAACGCTCCGTCCGCCAGTTCTTCTCGAAGCGCGAGAAGCCGGTTGAAATTGAAATCTTGTCCATTAGGTTGTCCTTTCTCCCGCCTTATTGGCAGGGGGTGTTGTGTTACTCACCTGATCCAGAGTGTTTCCGACGTCTCTTTCGTCGCTTCTTCTCACCTCCACCTTTATTTGGCATGTCCGCTTCCTCTCGGAGTTCGAGCGGCTCATTCTCATCCGTAGAGCGGTGATCCTCATCTGTACTCGGCTCCACCTCCGGTGTCGTGAGCTGCGCATCATCCCCTATCAGCCCTACCTCCGGTACCGTGGGCTGCGGAGTGGGTTCCGGCAGTTCCACCTCGGGCAGTGCTTCGCTTGTCTCCACGGGTGACGCAGTGAGCTGCGCATATTCCCCCGTAGTGGCAGTAGCCTGTTCCAACATCTTCTCCTTCAGGTACATGGCATAGCGCCAGGGGGCTTCTGTAGGAACATCATAGTGGGTCATCGCCATCAGACTTCGAATCTGGCGATAACCTTTCCCCACCTTTCCCTTGCTCCGTATCTCCTGAAAACCTACGGCTACCCTCCTCCCTTCCAAGTAGCCGCGCAGATAACCGTGCTCCAGATGCCTGGCGATCTCATTGGCGCGCGGGCCAGGTATCGCCTTATCCAGGTCGATGGCTTCGATTTCTTCCCCATTCCAAATGAGTATCATTTAGACTCCTTTCTGCCCCCTTGATCGGGGCGGCGCATAATTATTCGTCGGTATGGGAGTGTAAATATACGTCAGCAGATGCCGCATTTTTATGCGTCTTTGCAGTACCAGGGCGTCTCGTATCCGTCCCCTCTGATCACCAAGCCCTCTGCCCAGGCCGGGGACTGCGACATGATCTGTTCGATTTCCGCTACAGTTATTGTTCGGGGCACCTCGCAAATCACTTCATCATGGACGTGGGCGACGATGCCATAGGATCGGAGGTTATGGATGGCATGACAGAGGATGTCACGAGAGATGGCCTGCGTACAGTTCGAGACTATACACTGCTGGTTGCCGTTCCACAGCGCAAAGCGATGCCTCTTTCCAGCATTGACAATGTCATAGACAGGCAGCGTCTTCGGCGCGTGGTCTACCTTGATGAAGCGCCTCTCACCGAGGGGATAGAAATCGAACCATTGTTTGCCATTGGCATATCTGGCTTCAATCCATCCGCCCTTGGTATAGACGCGATGATCTGGCGTTAAGCGCAGACCATCAACCAGGATGGTGGGCTGGATACCTTTATACATAGCCCCGTCGTGCTGCACAAACTCCTGCCCGTCCCAGACTTTCATATTCCCGGTCACCCGCTCGATGGGGACGGGTCCTATGTCGGTGATCACCAGACTTCCCTCAGCCACACAATTCTCCACAAACTTTGGTCCGTAGCTCTCTATCTCGTTCCAATGGTGCGTCTTGTCCATACCCTGGTACGTGATACTGGTTCCGCCAAATCGGTTCGTCCCCAGATGGGGGCGGAAGTAGATCAGCTGACGGCCTGATGGAAGCGTGATGAATAGCCGTCCGTCACGAGCAACAATCGAAAGTGGGCCGACCTTGTAGGTCAGGTGATCCTGGATGGTGGCCTTGATGGCCCTATCCACCTTCCACCAGAAGCGGACGATGTTGGGATTGGCAGTCCGCCAGGCGTCCACCAGGGGTTGGAGCTCATCCTCCTTCATACCTGCTTCTATGGCCCCCATGGCTTTCAAGGCTCCAACTGATCCGCCGTATCCGCAACTCAAAAGTGCTTGTTTACCACGTTGTCGAAGTTCACCATTGATTCCGTGCTTTACAACCGGAACATGGAACATCTGACTTGCTGTCTCGCAGTAGATGTCTTTCCCTTCTGCGAATGCATCCAGGACCCATTGCTCCCCCGCTTCCCACGCCAGGACGCGCGCTTCGATGGCGCTGTAGTCGCAGACGATGAACTTGCAGCCGGGCTTAGGAATGAACGCGGTGCGGGTCACCTCAGCGAGCACCTGCGGGACAGAATCATACAGCGCATCAATAGCCTCGTAATCTCCTGCCTTGACCAGAGCACGGGCATCCCTCAGGTCGGGCAGACTGTTCCGGAAGAGGTTTTGGATCTGTACAATGCGCCCTGAGAAGCGCCCTGACCTGCTCGCCCCATAGAACATGAACATGCCCCGGAGACGACCATCCGAGCAAGCTGCCGCTTCCATGGCGGCATACTTCTTTACGCTACTCTTTGCGACCTCTTGCCGGAGGCGCAGGACGGTTCGGAATGGTTCGGGAGCTGTGCGAAGAATCGCGGCAACCTCCTTCTTCCCAAGGGTGTCCAGGGTCAGGCCGTTTTCCTGTAACCACTCCTTCATTTGCTGTACGGATCGAGGATTTTCCAAATCAGTGAGCTCTCTCAGTCCCTCTACCAATTGCTCCTGGCTCTGCGCGTCGAGACGGATAGCGTTCTGGACAAGAGCCATGTCGATGAGAATCCCCCTGTCGTTGATCCGTTCGCTGTCCTGGTATTCTGTCCACACCTGCTCAGGAACGGGGACAGCGGCCAGCCTCCCGGCAATCTCCATCTCCACCTCCACGTCGCGCTTGTTGTAGGCTTTGAAAAGATCCCACTTTTCTGGTGCATCGGATGGCATGATGCGTTCCTTCCCGCCGTTCATAGCTGTGGGCTTACAAGGCTGGCAGAACAGCCTGATCAATCCTTTACCCTCATCCATCTTCCCCTCTGATAGTTCCAGGGCCTCCCCCACATCCTTCAGGGAGAGGGGGAGCCCTGCGTATGCGCTCCACACCATCGTGCAACGCCAGGAGACAGGGGCAAGGTATTGGCCATAGGGAAGTAGCTGGTAATCCCACAGGAAGCGGGAGAGGCAAATACGTTCAAAAGCAGCGTTATGAGCGAACTTGAGCACCCTATCATCCAGAAGAGCTTCTATGATATTTGGGGACAACTCCTCACCCTGCGCCAGATCATAGACGCGGACGGGACCATCGTCTATGGAAATGCCGACGAGGAGAATAGAAAAGTCAGTCGCCTCCGCATAGCGGTAAACTCCTGACTTGTTCAGATCCACAGGGGAGAAGGTTTCCAAATCAATGTGTAGGTCCTTCATGGCTCACCTCCCGGTTTTATTCCGGCTCTGTCTTAATCTATCCGAAACCGCCCTTCTCTGCTCATGAGAAAGGTTTACTTTCCGAGGTGGATTCACCCTCACCCATCGCTTGGGGAATTTTGCGTAGATAAAGCCGCCATTATCCTCGGGCATCTTCATAATGATGCAGTCCGTTGGATAATCCCTCGCAAGCTTTCTGAGCTTATTTTTCCATCTCTGTTCATTCGAGGACATGTAAGCCCAGCCAGGTTCACAGTAGTTGATGCATGTCTCCATCAGCGGCCTCTTCATGACAACAGGGTCAGCATATCCGAAACCCGATGCAATTCTGAAATGATTGACCTGGGGCTGGCTTCACCTTCGGATACCCTGACAATCAGATCATCGACAGCTTGCTTTATTGGCTGAAACTCTACCTTCTTTGGCCTTACGGACTCCTCTGGCGGCCTCAAGGGTTTTTCCCGTAATGAGCAGTAAGCCCTGTATATGGAAATCTCCCCTTTTCTCACCCGCCTTATCGTTTCCTGATCGCCCCGTTCTGCTATGTACTTTACTTGCCGTAAAGTTTCAGTTAAAACACCTGCCATATCTGCAAGAATAGACGCCGTTTCGAAGGGTTTCTGATTCACCGGCCCGTTCAAATCTCTCCTCCATCCTTGCCTTCGCTTGCCCTCTTTCCGCAGTTCCGCCTCAAGCGGCAACACCATCTCACACTTCTGATACGCTGTAAGGTTTCTTCGACCGATGTGCGTCTTTACGCGCCAGATGATCGCCTCTGCCTCGTCGGCGAAGTCAATTTCCACCGTCTTGAACGGGATGCCAAGCGCGGTTGCAATGCCGTACCGCGCATACCCATCTATGATGGTTCCCCGGCACAATACGATTGGGTCAATGACCCCATTCGCGCGAATGTTCTCCCGGAGCATATTCATTTCCGTGTCGCTGTGCTGACAGACAGCATTCTTGATCCTCTCACTATTCATAGGTAACCTCCACTAGACTTGTCCTTACAACAGCGGCCCCAGCGTACTGGTCGACCTTGCATCAAACAGCTCAGCAATGGCCTGTGCGAATGCGCCCTCTGCCGAGTAGCTGGAGAAGGAAGCTGCTCCCGCAATAATATCCTCCCTGGAGACGTGCCGGAATGCTTTGATGAAAGCTGAATCGCTGAAATCGTACATCTTCATGAAACGGGACATTCCCCGAATCATGTTGCGGGATA